CGTCAACCACGCCAGCCAGCGCCGACTTGTGCGTCTCGCCGGCCTGCACCTGAACTTGCCACACGCGCTTTTCCAGCCCGCTGATGGGGGCCACTGTGAGGCGCCTGGCGTTGATGCCGTCGGTGAAGGTGTAGCGCGGCGAGTGCATCCAGGACGGCTCGATGCGGCGGCAGTAGAACTGGTCGAGGCGGCTGAATCCCACCGAGGCCACCTCGAAGGCGGCGATGTCGGTGAGCACTTCTTTGTAGGTCTGGTTTTCGATGACGCGGTTGCCGGCGTCGAACAGCTCGCTGCCGGCGGGCAGCGTGCCGGCCGTGACGTCGGTGAGGCCGGCGCGGCGCACCAGGTCGACGATGTTCCAGCGGCGCAGGCTTTCGGTGGGGCTGGAGTAGCCGCCGGTGGTGAGTTGACGGGCCGCGAAGCGGATGGTGGAGCCGAGCTGCGTGTACACCGCGCCGTGTGGCTGGGCGTGGAATGCAAACTGGCCCGGGTAGGTGCCGCCGACGATGCCGCCGTACTGCAGCTCGCTGCCGCCGTCGAAGATGCGGATGCTGCCGCCGATGAGCGGGTTGGCGCCGTTGAACCACAGGTTATCCAGCTCGTCGACGAGGATGGGCTCGACATAGCCGGGCGTGCCAAGCACCAGGAACTTGCGGCGCGAGCCGGCCACGCCGGTGCCGCCGAGGTCGACGCCGTTTTGCATGAGCGGCACGGGCGGCACGAAGGTGGCGGCGACCACCTGGCGCTCCAGCAGGCGCTCGCGGCCGCGCAGGGCCAGGCGCATGGTCTTGGCATCGAACTGCGGAGCGCCGTCGATGTAGGCGATGTAGGCGGTGCGCCACTCTTCGGGGTAGGCGCCGCCCCGCGGGCCGTAGCGGCAGGTGACCTTGCCGCCGTCGCACACGTGCTCGGTCCAGCCGTCGAAGTCGCCCGCGGTGTTGTTGAGCTCGATGCCGCCCCAGGTGGGCGACACGAGGCCGGCGGTGCGGCCGGCGCTGACCGTGCGCTTGACGGTGCCGGGGTCGTTGACGAGCTCGCGGAAGGTGGTGGCCGGCGGCGTGTCACCGTCGGCAGTGATCATTGCGCGGGTGGCCAGGTGGGCGACGACGGGGTCACCGTAGCGGTCGCGCACCTCGATGGTGAGGGTGAAGTCGTGGCAGGTGCTGCGGCGCGGCTCGATCTCGTCGCCGGGGATGCCGGCCGGCCGGCGCGCGGGCAGCCACCGGGCGCGCACCTTCGGGAAGAAGGGCTTGCGCGGCGGCAGCTTGGCGCGGGGCCGGCGGGCCGGTTGCATGGTGCGTTACGCCAGCTCGCGCACGTAGAGCGTGCCGGACATGGTGATGCCGTCGGCCGAGGCGGTTTGGCGCAGCACGAGCGTGGTGTTGGCTGCGGAGGCGGTGGGCCGGGCCTCCTCGGGCCACCACTGGGTGTAGCCGGCGCGCACGTTCCACACGCCGGCATGCAGCACGACACCGGTGCCGCTGGACGCGATGGTGGTGTTGTTGGCCTCGGCGGAGAAGCCGGCCGCGGTGTCCAGCGGCGACAGCGGCGCGGGCGTGGGCGTGGAGCCCCCGCTGCCGCTGGTGGTGTGGCCGCGGACGATGGTGATCTGCAGCTGCTCGTCCTGCGCGTCGCCGGAGTCGCTGGTCTGGCCCAGCTCGATGCCGACGATCTCGATGGGGCGGTTGGCGGCGGGGGTAAGTTCGAACAGGTCCTGCGCGGCGCTGACGGCGACGGCGCTGAAAGTGACGGTGTAGATGCGGCCTCGCATGGTGTGATCCTTTGGGTGTTGGGTTACGCGGGCACGCCGCCGATTTGCAGCTCGCCCTTGATCTGGTCGAGCACGTCGCGCACGGAGCCGAGGCCGCCGCGCAGCTCGAGGTAGCCGGCGCGGTCGAGCGAGAGCTGCGCGTCCTGGCGCGCGACCACGTCGGCGAGCTGCTGGGTTTGCTGTGCGACGTTGGCCAGGTGGGCCGCGATGATGGCGAGCTGCGCGGTCTGGTTGCCCAGCTCGGCGGACGTGGCGGTGGGCGTGCCGGTGTTGCCGATGGGGGACGAGTCAGCCACCAGGGACGACAGGGCCGGGGCCGATGTGTCCACGGTGCCGCCCGTGGGCCTGGTGCCAATGGTGGCCGCGGCGTTGCCGCCGAGCGCGGTGTCGATGGACAGCAGCGCGGCCAGCATGTCGGCCGAGTTGTCGGCCACGTCGGTGAGGGCGTCGAACTGCTGCTGCAGCAGCGACAGTTGCGGGTTGGCCTGGATGGCGCCGCCGAAGGCGTTGAGCTCGCGCGTGACGCGGTCGTAGATGCTGGCGAAGGCCGGGCCGCTGGCGTAGGCGCTGGCGGCCTCTTCGATGTAGGCGCGGGCGTTGGCGATGAGGTTGCCCTGCGCCGTCTGGTCGCCGGCCTGGGCCTGGCGCAGCGTGGCCTGGTACAGGCTCTCGGCGCTGCCCACCTGGGCGCGGCGGCTGAGCGGCGACAGGTCCGAGAAGCTGAGCGTGCCGGTGAACTGGCCGATGTCGGCCGACAGGCCCTGCAGGCGCTGGGCGGCGCTGATCTGCTCTTGCAGGGACTGCTTGGTGGTCTGCGCGGCCTTGTCGCGCAGGGCCGACTCTTCGCTGATGCGCGCGATGATGGTCTGCTGCAGCTGCTGGGCCACGGCCACCGGGTCTTCGGCGGTGGATAGGCGGCCGAACAGGGCGGCTTCGGTGGACTTGAGCGAGGCGATGCGGTCGGCCGGCGTCAGGGTCTTGAGGCGGGCTTGCTCGATGGCGTCGGCCAGGGTGCCGGTGCGGTAGGCCTTGACGGCGTTGCTGGTGCCGTACAGCACGTCCTGCAAGTCCTTCCAGGCGCCGTAGGCGTCGAGAATGGCCTGCTTGCCGTCCACGCCCACGGCGGACCACAGCGCCATGAGGTCGTCCTTGGTGGACGAGAGGATGCCGGGCACGGTGGCGTCGATGCCGCCGGCCTGCAGGGCCTGCTGGATGCGGGCGGCCTTGTAGGCGGCCAGCTCGGGGCCCTTGAGGAAGTCGCCCGCTATGCTGTCCACGCCGTTGTTGACGGCCTGGGCCTTGGCCGCAAAGGCGGCGGCGTCGGCGGCGTCGTAGATGGACTGCCGCATGGACGCGAGCGCGGGGTCGAGCTGGCGCAGGGCGTCAATCTCGCGCTGGCGCTCGACGGCCACGGCGGCCAGCTCGTTGCCCTGGGCGCGCAGCAGCTCGACCTGCAGGTCTGACTGCTTGGCGGCCACCTGGGCGGCGATCTCGTCGGCCTTGCGCTGGGCCTCGTCGGCCGCGGTGGCGATGGAGTCGAAGGCACCCGACACACCCAGCAGCGCGGCAATGGCGCGCTGGCCGGATTCGGTGGTGCTGTCCTGGCTTTCGACGAGGGCGCGGAAGGCCTCGCGCGAGGCGGGCATGGACAGGCCCACCTTGCCCAGCGCGTCGGCCACCTGGGTGCTGACGTTGGCGGCGCGCTCGGCGTCGCTGTAGAAGGCGCTGTAGTAGGTGGCGAAGTTGGTGCCCAGCGCGTCGAGCCCGCCGCTGAACTTGCCGAGCGCAAACACTGCGTCGGACGACAGCGCGCCGATCTGGCCCAGGAAGCCGGGCAGCGGCTTGAGCGCGTCGGTGAACAGGACGATGGCGGCCTGCGTCTCGGTGATGGCCTTGACCGACTCGGCCAGCTTGTCGGCGCCGGCCGATGCGTCGAGCGCCGAGAGCTGGTCGCTGGCCCACTTGGGCAGGTCGATGGACAGCAGGGCCACCTTGACCGCGGCGGCGGACTGGGCCGAGAAGGCCTCGAAGGCCTTGGTGGGGTCGGAGCTGAGGGTGGACTTGTCGGTCTGCGCGAAGCCGATGACGGTGTCGATGCCGTCCTTGGTGACCTGGAAGAGTGCCTCGGCGGCGTCCTTGCCGTCCGCCTCGAACACGGCGCGCAGGCCATAGGCGGCGTCCTTGCCGAAGGCGGCCACGCCCTGGTTGAGCGTGGTGGTGAGCTGGGTGACGAGCAGGCTGACGGCTTGTTGCGTTTCGGCCTGCTGCTTGCCGCCTTGCTGGGCGGTGATGTCGGTGATGGCGCCGGAGGCGGACGACTGCACGTAGCCGCCCATGTGCGGCGTGCCGGCGCCGCCCTGGAAGAGCTTGTCGACCGCGCTGCCGATGACCTTGCCGATCAATCCGCCGATGGGCCCGGCGACGTAGGTGCCCATCGCCTGGCCTGCGGCGGTGCCCCACTTGCCGGCCTTGGCGGACATGAACGCGTCGGCGTAGCTGACGAACGAGCCGGCCGACTTGGCGAAGCTGCCAAGCATCTCGCCCGTTGGCGTGAGCGACTGGCTGTACGCGCTGATGTTGTTGCCGGTGGTGGCCGCCGTCGACAGGCCGATGGACTGGCCAAAGCTGGACATGGCCAGGTTGTTGAACGGCGTAGCCAGCGAGCCTGTGGACAGGAGGGTGCCCATCATGCCCATCAACGAGCCGGAGCCGCCCTGCACGCCGGGCGCGGCGCCTCCATTGATGACGCCGGTGATAGCACCGGTGATCGCGCCCGTGATGGGCGCCATCGCAGCCATGATGACGGGGCGGATGACCTGGCTTTCGATCAGGCGCTTGGCGCTGGCGAAGTTGCCGGTGAGTGCGTCGTACAGCGCGTCGCCGACCTGGCTGTAGACGTCCTGCCAGACCTTGAGCGACTCTTCGGCGGCCCGCTTGTTGGCCGCCACCTCGTCCTTGCTGTGGATGAGGCCGACCAGGCGCTGGCGGGCCTGGATCTCGCGCTCTATGGCGGCCACGGCGTCTTCGTTGCCGAGGTTGGCCGTCTGCTTTTCGCGCAGGCGCTCGACGGTGACGACGGCGATGGCCTCGGCCAGCGAGATGTTGCTGGCCGCGGCGATGTCGGCGGCGCGGGCCTCGTCGACCATGGCCTGCACCTGGCCCTCAGCCGCATCGGACGAGCGGTTGAGCTCGGCGATGTACCGGGCGTGCAGCTTGGCGCCTTCGGCGGCGGCGGCGGCGGCCTCCTTCTGGGCCTTGGCCAGCTCTTCGGCGTTGTGCGCGGCGATGAGGGCGGACACGGCCATCTGCCGCATCTGCTCGCTGTTGGTGCTGTAGGCCGGCGACTCGAGGTACTTGACCAGCGCGGCCTGGGCCTTGGACAGGCCGAGCGTGGAAGATTCGGCCTCGGCCTGCAGCTTGGCGGCGCTTTCGAGCGTGCTGGCCCACACCTTGGCGGCATCGCGCTCGGCGCGGAAGGCGTCGGCGGTGTCCTTGTGGACCTTGGCGGTTTCCTTGTACTTGTCGTTGACGAAGGCGATGCGCTTGGCGAGATCGGGGTCGTTGCTCTTCTTCCCGGCCTCGGCTGCCTCGATGCGCAGCTGCTTGATCTCGGCCTCTTTCTTGGCATTCTTGTCGAGGTACTTGCTGCCCTCGGCGATCCACTTGATGGCCGCTTGTTGCTGAGCGGCGTTTGCGGCCGCCGAGGCTGCGCGCTCTTGCTCCTTGAATGCAGCCTTGTTCAGAACTTCGAGTTGCAAGTCGAGCGTGTGCAGCTCGGCGTCGTAGGTGGCCTGGCGCTTGCCGCCGCGGTCGGTGGTGCGCGAAGCCTGGCGCTGGGCAATCTGGCCGCGCACCTCAGCGATCTGGTCCTGCGTGGTGGGCGTGCGGCCGATCTTCTTCAGCTCTTCGCCGTAGCCGGCCACGGCGCGGGTGATGGCAAGCCACGCGCGCTCCAGCGTGCCCAGGTTGGCGGCGGTGGAGTTGGCGCGGGCCTCGAGCTCGCGCATGGTGAGCTCGACGGCGGCGTTCTTGTTGCCGCTGTCTTCCAGCGCCTTGATGTTGGCGTACTGGGCGGCGGTGAGAAAGTTGTACTGCTCGTTGAGCTTGCGGGCGCTTTCGGCCACGTTGTCGGTGAAGCCGACGAAGCGCTTGGCCACGTCGCCAACGGCCTCGCCGGT